GGAAAAACCACTGTTTCAAATGCACCTGTATCAGATGTAGATGATGCTTCGTTAATTAAGTGAGAAGCTTGGTTTTCATAAAGTTGAGCTACGTTTTCTCTCATGTGACCCTTAAGACCCTCTAAGAATCCTAATTTGTCCCATTTGTTGATTGTGTCTTCTTTGATAACTTTAAGGTGCTTAAGACCGATGTTACCTACAAGACCTGATTCTAATAATGCTCCCATTTTTAGTATTTTGTTTTGTTTGTTTTATTTGTTTATTTAATTACCCAATTTTACTCATCAAATCTTTCATTCTTAAGAACTGAGGATTTTCATAAGTTTTTGATTCAATTAGGGTAGTTGATGAACCTGTAGAAACACTCTTGTTTAATTTAGTTTCTACTGATTCGTTAATTGGTGTACTTTCAGTTTTAGACAATTCGTCTTTAATCGACTTATAAAGATTTTTAGATTCTTTCAAAGTATCTACATTATCAAATCTTCTAAGAATGTTAATTTTTTCTTTTTTAGTAGTCGAATGTTCAGTGAATAATCTTGTAGCATATGCCAAGTTTGAATTGAAGATAGCAACTTCATTAAGTTTTTCTCTGAAAACATTTAATGCTTTTCTGTATTCTTCATTTTTCTCTCTCAACGTTGCAACTTCTGATTCTGAGGATTCGGTTTTTACTCCGTTCTTACCATAAACAAAATTTCTGTTTGGGGTAATACCTTTTCTAAGTCCTCTTCCTTCTTTTGAACCCATTCCATAAGTTCTAGCAGCTTCTTTGGTTTCTCTTTTTTCAAAACCTGCGTCATCTCTACGAGCCTTAGTAGTTTTAAGATCTTTTGAAGCAATTTTACCATGCTTTGCTAATCTTTCATCTTCTCTGTCTTTGTATCCTTGACCTTCTTTTGTTTCTGCCTTAACAACTTTGGATTTTTGTTCCATATTTTCACCTTTCTTGTATTCGAATTTTGGTTTACCAGTACCAACTGATTTTGGTCCTTCTTTCTTCTTCTCATCGAATCCGCCTTTAGCTTTATCTTTGTAAGTGAATTTAGGCCCAGACCCAATTCCAACACCTTTAGGTTTTACTGTCGATTTTGCCTCTCTAACAGCTCTTCTATGGTTGTAAGATTCGTCCAAATCTTCTTCTTCGTACTCTTCTTCATCCATCATGTATTCTCCTTCTTCAAGGTCTTCTCCTTCTTCAAGATCTTCACCTTCTTCAAGGTCTTCACCTTCTTCAAGATCATCTTCCTCATTGAATTCAATTTCGTACATAACTTCTTCGTCTTGCTCCATGTCAATGTCCTCACCCATCTCATTGTTGCCAAAAATAGCATCAATTACAGATCCGGTAATGTCCATTTCATCCATTTCATCCATTTCATCCATTTCTTCTAAATCCATCATTTCATCTAATTCTTCTTCCATGGACTCACCAAGCTTAACTAAATATTCTGCATCAGTACCACTATCAGATAAATGAATGTCTTCTCCGTCTTTTTTTACGATGATTCCATCTTCTTCACCCATAGCTTTGAACACCTTAAGAATTTCTTCATCTGAAGCGTCAGTCAAATCTATTGGACTTTCTTCTGAATCCATATCCATGTCCATATCAAATTCCATGTCCATTTCCATATCATCATCATCATTATCAACAGGCATATCGGTATCGATATCTGTATCTAATTCAATCTCATCTTCCATATCTTGCTCTGACAGAGATTCTTTTACTAATTGGTTGATTTCTTCCTTCATAGTTGAAGCAAGTATTCCTTTTGCATTCTGGGCGATTGCTTCTTCAACATTTCTCATTTGAATTAACGCCTCTTGTACTAAATTTTTATTTTCTTGCATAGAAAAAAATTGTTTATTTTAACATATAAATAGTACCAAAATTAAAAAAATTCATTTTACGATATCCCCAAAATAAAAAAAGTGGTCGATTGACCACTTTTTTTGTTTCAGTTTGATTATTGATTACTCAATTACTTCGTCGATTTTACTTTCAGATACTGCAGTGATTCTCCAATCATGAGTGAATCCTTCGTATTTTTTAGTCACTTTAGCTTCCACATCTGTGACAGAGTAACCTTTAACAAGTTTCTCTTCTCTAACTTTTTTAATCTTACCTGTGTTTTCATCAGGGAAATCATACTGAATTTTTGCTACAAAATATTTTTCGTCCATAATTTTATTTTCCTAAAAAATCGTCTAATTTTCTCATTAAGTCAACCGACTTTCCAACATAGTCGTTATTTTGTTTAGATTTTTTTTCTTCCTCTAAATTTTCTTCATACTTACTTCTTTCGTCAGGGTTAGAAAATAAATAAGCTCCCGGTGTTGAAGGTGATGATACCAAATCAAAACATATTAATTCGAAGTCATCTTGTACTTCATTTCTTTCTCCAACTTTTTTTAATGAACCAACACCTCTTGATGAAATACCTAATGTCACTCCTTGTCTCATTAGGTTTGCTGCTTGGTCTCCTTTGGTTGAAACGATTCCTCTTTCGTGAAACCCTGGAGATGTCAATAATTTGAGTTTTCCCATTAGTATATTTTTATCCCACCATATGTCTGTGATGATGTGAGATACTCTATCTAAGTCAATTAATGACGACTCAGGGTGGTTTAATTCTGATGTGGATAACCCCTTAGAAATTGCTTGCTTATATCTTTCAGATTCTCTTTTCAAAATCCTTTCAGGATACGTTCTTCCATTTCTATTTGGTGTGTCGTATTTTTGAAGAACTGCATAAAACTCAAATGGATTTCTATAATCTAAATTGGCAGCTTCTTTTAGAACATCAATATTATGAGTGTCTTTGGGAGAAACCCAACCTGCATCCATTTCAATCAATATACCATGGCCAAGTTCGCTCGCTTCTAAAATTCTTAAATTTTTCATCTAATCTTTTAAGATAAATATACGGATTTGGATTGTTTGCTAGTTTTCGTCTTTTTTAGAAATCGAAAAATCAAAGTATTTGTTTTGAATCACGTTATTTTTATAGATGGATTTGACTATAGTTTTTATTGATTCTTTTAGTTCATCACACTTGAAATCCATATCACGTAGGGTATATAGATTGATTTCCAAATTGAAAAATGATTTTTTCCCTTTAGATATTCCACTTGTCCGAAGGTCCAAATCAACAATATTTTTTTCTTGAAAAATTTTACAATCTATTGATTCATAAACGGAATTTTTTATTTCTCGTCCCAATCCTGAGACAACTCGGTTCCAATTATCTAACTCTTCTTTTGGTGTAACCCACGATTGAATATTTATGTAAACTGATTTTAAGTTTTTGGAATCTACTGTCCCATACTGTGATTTTATGGGATTGAACAGGTTAAGTTTAACACTTTTTCCTTTTTTCATTAATAATGATATTATGTACGTTTATTAATGAAATTATATACATAATATGTATGATTGTCAAAATTTTTTTATATTTGTGGATATTTCTAATATATGATAATAATAAAAATAAATCAGGGTAATCCCCTTGAGAAGGCTCTCAAGACCCTAAAGTCAAAAGTAATTAAAACAAAACAAAATCAAATTTTATTTGATAGGAAACAATATACAAAAAAATCTGTACTTAGAAGAGCACAGATTTTGAAGGCAAAACATATTCAAAGTCTTAAAGACAAATCAAATTGATTCTTCCAAATTTTTTAATTTCAAAAAGTTTAATTGGTCGAATTTTTCAGATTTAATTTTGTCAATCGTTTCTGAAATTTTTGTTTTCATATCCTGAGAATCTTCATTGTTTTGAAGATTAGTTAGCTTGGATATGGTACTTTCTCTTAATGTTTCAAATTTTGTCTCCAAAGTTTTGGTATCTTCAGAAACTATTTGAAAAAATTCTTTTTTAGAATTTTCGTCCAAAGTAAGTATGTAGTTGTTAACGGTTTGATTTGCAACCGCAACCATAGAACTAATTGGAATATTTATACTTTCCTTAATAGATTCTTTATTTGATGTAATAACCTTTAGAATATTTTTCTTTGCA